CCTCCCTTGGCGAGCTCACGCAGCAGGTCGGTCAAAAAGAACAGGCTTTCCTGTTCGACCTCGGCAAGCAGCAGCAGGCACAGCAGCAGGCAGAGCTCGAAGCGGCGCGTTCAACCGAGTTGCAACAGCTTTACGAGCCGTATCAGCGTATCGGGTTCCTGTCGGATATCTACAAAGGTGCGCCGACATCGCAGCAGGCGATTACTGGGACCAGCACACCTAATGTTTCGCCCGCCCAGCAAATCCTTGGTCTGGGCGTAGCGGGTCTGTCAGCAGCGGCTGGCGCAAAAAAGGCATTCGGAGGTTTATTTTGATGATGAATAGAGATGTTATGAACCGTCAGATGTTTCAGAACGGCGGTTATGTGCGTATGGAAGAAGGCGGACCGGCTCGCGAGCCCACCGTCGTTGAATCGCTCGTAGAGGTGATGAGGGGAGGATCGACGGCGGATGTTGACCGGTTCATCTCTCAGAACATGGAAATGCTCTCCCAGAGCGGAAATCCCTTTGCCGCGCGGTCCATAGACGACTTTATGCGCCGCAATGCACCGCGGGCCCCCGGGCCAACAAGACAACCCGGAGAGCCCTTAACAGACGAGAGTCCTGAAGTAACGAAAGACATGATAAAGCGTCTGAACAGGATATTTCAGTCGGATTTGTCCCCAGCACCCAACCCCTTAAACGAGGTTGAAATAAACAACGCTTACCGAATGATGTTAAGCGACAAGGGTTTTACAGACGCTGAGATTAGGGAGCTTGCGCCTAACCCCAGTGGCCGGTTCTCGTCAGAAGAGGCTTTTATCCAGCGGTATCAGGACGGTGGTATGGCGATGCCCGCTCCGATGCCCGCGGCCCCCGGACCAATGGGGATGGCTGGCGCTCCGATGCCCGCGGCTCCAAGCCCGGAACAAATGGCGGCAATCCCGTTTGAGCAGGCGCAGCAGATGGCGATGCAGCAGGGCATCGACCCGGCGGCCGTTGAAGCCATGCTAATGGATGTCTCCGGCAAGATGCAGAATCTGGATAACGCCCAGAACTACGAGGAAGTTATCAACGGCATCCGAGAGAATGATGCGCCCCTTTCTGTTCGTTACGCAGAATTGGCCTCGATTGTTGGCAAAGAAGACGCTGACAAGACCCCTGAGTCGGTTCTGACTCTGGCGCAGCCGGTCATTATGATGGCGGGTGTCGATCAGGGTATCGGTAGCCTCGCTTCGGAAGAAATGACGGCACCGGTCACAGGCGACATGGCTGGCGGTATTATGTCAACGGTCAATATGGGCGCTGAGGAGGCGCCCCCCGTAAATTTTAACCAAGGCGGCGCGGTTCAGTACTTTGCACCACAAAATGCGAACCGTGTCGCCATGCCCGGAGGCCGGTTGGGAGAAATTTACCAGCAGCAGCGCGATGTTTACCGCACCATCATGGGGGCGGGCGAGCAGGAAAAAGCTCTGGAAGAGCAGCGCAACATGACCCAAGCCCAGATGCTCTTTGATATTGCTCAGGGCGCGTTAAGTTTCGCGGGAGGGGCCGGTAAGCCCAAGGGAAGCCCCGCCGAGCAGCTCGCGGCGGCCTTTACGCCTGTTCTCGGCAATATCGGCGCTCGCGCGGGCGAACTACAGAAGTACAAGCAAGCCCAAGCCAAGGAAGCGCGGGCCATGGATATTGCTGCGTTGCAGCAGGCCGGTAGCCTTTATGCCGCTGAAGAGGCGGCTGCGACGAAAGACGTCGGAACCCCGCTTCGAGTGAAAATTTACTCCGAAGATGAAGAAGGCGTTCGGCGTCTAATAAATGTTATGGACACCCCTCTCACAAGGCGGCAACGACAGAACCTCATTAATGATTATGGCGAAGGTAATGTTGAGATCAGCGCTATACCGAAGGCCGCCGCCGCGCGAGAGGTAAAGCCCGGCCGCGTTGTGGGCCCGGACGGAAATGTCCTCTACAACTTCAACATGAATAATCTGACTGAGTTTAATAAAGCTCAAAACTTCGCGAATAGTACGCCGGGGGCCCGGATATACGGGGCGGGTACGGAACCGGCCCCGAAAGGGTCTACCGGGGTCACGTCGGATGCGATTAGGCTTTTCGGCAACGCTGATCTCATGAAGGATTACGGCGCTGGCCGTACAGATGAAAACAAAACCGCAGAGATAAACGCGACAATAACAAATTACCTTCAGTCGCAAACCGAGCGTTACTTTGATGAACAGGCAAAGCGTATGGTGACTAGGGTCACACAGAAAACCCTTTCCCCGGAAGTCCAAGCGGCTATTGACGCTAGACGCGCAGCCGGACTTCCTGTGCCGGTTGTTCCGGCGGCTGCTCAGGGCGCTCCTGCTCCGGCTGCTCCGGGCGCTCCTGCCCCGGGCGCTCCGGAGGCTGCCCCGGGCGCTTCGGTGCAGAACCCTGTTGTAAAAGACATCTTGGGTAAGATCGGGCTGAACATTGACGCGCCGGTAAACCTCTTGGGCGAGAATACAGACGTCCAGAAAGCTTTTGGCAGCGCTTCCGCTGTCAAAGATATTGCAAACACCATTGTGGGTGTTGTCGGCGGTACTCCTTACCCAGAAACGCAGAAAGCGGTCGCTGCCGTAAAGACCCTAAACGACAATTTCACAAAGTTCTTTGTGGCTAACGCGGATCTCCGTGATTCGGTGTTCTCCCAGAAAAAGCTGGAGCAGACAATTCCAGCGCCATCGTCTCTGCTTACGTCTTTGGATAAAGCAATCGCGCAGACAGAGGCGACCATTAGGTCTGCGGAACTGGCCCTGCAAAAAACTGCATATGCTTTAGCTGAACTACCCTTGGACAGTAAAGCCTACACAAAAGAAGTTGGAAAAGCCCAGCAGTTGTTAAGCCTTAGAAATAGTTACAGGGTGATAGCAGATGCGTACTACAAGGCCAAAGAACCGCCGGGAGGATCGGGCTTGGGTGCTGAAATTATTCAAGATAGGCTGGAAAAACGCAAAGAGGCGGCGGGGAACAAATAATTATGGCTGAAAACGAGCTGTATCCTATTGTCTCATATGAGCGGCCTGAGTTCGATGCCATTCTTAATGCTTTGGACTCAGGTCTTAAAAGCGGTAAGGATCCCGGATACGGTAGTGTTCGAGAGGGGCTTGCAATCAGTATTGCGCAGGAACTTGCTCAGGACAAACCCGGGAACGAGAACTACGCTTCTTTCGGTAAGATGCTTGATGGGACGGCCGAAATCTATAAGCACCCGGGTCTCTTCCCGAATATGTCCCCGGCACAAATAACTCGTGTCTTGGCCGGTATGGATACTGAAGGAGAAGACCCGGTAGATCCGGCTAAAATTCAAGAAGGTATCATCAAGCTCTTTGCGTTCGACAAAGAAGGACGCTCCGTGGTCAGCGGGGAGGAAAAACTCTTGGAGGCCGCGCTCCGCGGAGTAACTAAAGGAACTGGCAACCTCGCTCTTTTCCTAGGCGGCGCCAAGGCGACAAACGCGGCTCTGCAAGCTTTTCCCGGAACAGCGGTGCCTGTAACGCCTGTCCAAGCTGCCGTTCGTATTGTAGGGCCTGTGGCCGGGGGCACCGCTGCTGTCATCGCGGGGTCTGGAACAACTGACCAGCTTACAGATTATGCCATGGGCGAGAGAAGCCTTTTGGTTCCCGGGACAGACTTTTATTACAACGTCGTTGAACGTGTCGCTGAGGACGCCCCCCTCGTGTTTGCCCCGTTGGGGGCCTCCCGGAAGGGGGTGAACCTTGGTTATAAAGCGTTGGCAGAATCAACAACGCCTAGAGAACTTTCTAAGACCGCTTTTGGTCGTAAAGACCCCTCTTTGCTGGGCGGTCTTGAGGCCTTCAAGCGCCAGCGTTATTTTGTGGCGCCCGGCCGGAGGCCCGTCGCTGAGACAAGATCCCTGAAAATTACCAAGAGCGCCGAAGAACTAGTTAAACGTATGCGCGAAGAAACGCTGGCTTTTGGTCCTCTCGTTTCTGAGGCCGGGGCCATTACATCCGGAGCACTCGCGGGAGAAGCGGCAAAAGAAGAGGGGGCTTCTACCGGAATGCAAATCGCCGCGGAGATGGGCGGCGGTATTGTCGGGGGCGTCTTCTTGGATACTTTTGGTCGCCGTTTAAAGCCAATCATTCAAGCCGGACGGGATGCTAACCGCAAGCGGAAAGAACTAGGCGGGATACGCCCCGCGATAACTAGCGCTTTCCAAGCATGGCGTTCAGAAAACGAAGAAGAGGTAGGGAACTTCATCTGGGACTTTGTAACAAGGTACGGTGAAGATCCAGACAAGATCTTAAAAGCCATCGAGTCCGGAGAACTAGATGAGGCCATAGAGGCTTATGCAAGAGCCAACCCGGGGGTCGACATCAATTTCGGAACCGCAGCCAAATCTCGTAGCCCAGCCATGTTGGCTCTCTCCAAGGCTGTCGCAGATAGCACCGGAGGGTTGCGCGCTGGCAGCTCCGAGAATATAAAAATTTCTGAGGGTATCCGCTTGTATTTGCGGGGACTGTACGCAACCGGAAATCCGGAGGTGGTATCTCAGGTTGCCGCAGCATCTCGGGATGCTTTTGAGACCGGGCTTCAGACTCTTCTTGACCAGAAAATTGAACGAGTAACAGACGCTTTCCTTCGTGTGACGGGGAAGAAAAGTCTAGACGATCTTGACGGGACTCAGATGACAGTCTTGGGAGAGAAAATTTCCAAGATAATCAACGAAGATTACCTACGGTCATCTGCCAAACGCAGATACCTGTATGACGCTGTCCCGGATAACCTTGTCGTCTCTAGCTTTAAAGATCCTTACGGGAACGCGGTGACTCGTCCGAACGTGGTTTCCGTATGGGATGAAGCTCTCGACCCTGATCTTCAATTCTCGAACAGGTCCGCGCTTGCGGAGTTGAAGGACTTAGTTGATTACGCCAGAGATCGCGCTAATGCGCTGAAGGTTCCTTTCGGCAACAACAATCTCACAAACCCGTCTTCTTCGACTTTTAACAAACTTTATGAAAGCGCCCGCGGAACGGCGGCGGCTGACCAGTTTGACTTTTATGTTAAACAGTATGCCTTAGACGATGGATCACCGGAGAGCCTCAAGCGGCTTTCCGGCCTTATCCGGCGGTCAGAACCTCGGGCTGACAGGCCGACTGATTTGTCCCGTCTTCTCCGGGCCAAAAGGGACGAACTTGTTTCTTTGCGCAACCAAGCCCAAGACGCCGCGGGCGCCGAGACGGCCGACGGCATAACTGTCAAAAGTCTGGACAAAATCAGGAGCACCGCGCTTGATTTAGCCGCCGCGACAAAAGATCCAAATGTAAAGCGTTTAGCCACTAAATTCGCAGCGGCCGCGGATGCCGACATCAAATCTCTCCCCGAGGGGACGAGTTTTGAGCTAGACATGGCCCGCGCTTACACCAAAGCTCACCAAGATGTTTATAGCAGGAGCTTTGCTGGCGATATCGTACAACGCGGTCGGGACCGTGGCCTTGTCATTGACCCGAGCGGGCTTGGCGGGAAAATTTTTTCTGCGGGCTCCCTTCGATCCCGGCAAATTTCCGACATTGGGAAATTTAACGCCTCTCAATACCTTACTACGATGTTCACGGGCGTCCCCGAACGCGGTCGTCAGCTCTCCGATGATTACTTGAAAACCGTTATAGATCCGGAAAGCAAAACGGTTGACCTGACGAAGGCGCGTCAATGGCTTGCCGCAAACGGAGACGAGTTAAAGGAACTTCCGGGCTACAAATTTGTGGAGCGGGAAATCGGGGAAGGGGAGAACGCACGACGTATATTGGAGGTCAAGCCCGGGGGGACGCTCTACGACAATGTGGAGGAATCCCTTCAAGATTCGATCACGGCCCGCGGGACTCTGGAGAACGTACTGCGTCAGATCCGCGCCGAGGCAATGGCCGTGGCTCCCGAAGATCCAAGTTCGGTTGGGGGCATAAGCCGCAAAGCAATTACGACGTGGATGAACAAAGACGCCAACAAAGAAATCTTGGCGGCGTTCCCCAATCTGAGGGATGATCTTGCGAGGTTGGCGGCAGGAGATGAGTCCGCGTTGGCATTGCTATCTAAAACAGAAAAACAGGTGAAGGACGAAATGAAAGCCCGCAAGGATGCTTTTTCATTTTATCAACTCCTTCCCGAAAAAAATGAGTCCCCGGTTAGCGTTATTTCATCGGCCATAACAAGCCGAACAAACCCTCTCCAGAGATTGGAAGGTTACTGGAAGGTTATAGAGGACGCCCCGGATAAGTGGCGGAGCAAGATAAACGGTGAAACTTACACAAAAGCCGACGCCATAGCCGGATTCAAGACTTCTGTAATCGACGCCGTCTTGCTAAATGCGGGGGCAAATGAAAAAGACTTTGATCCCCTGAATGCGTACCGGAAGCTGTTCGCCCCTATGCAATACGCGGAAGGCCGTAAGCGTTTGGCCGATTGGCTTGTAGAGAAAGGCGTGTTTACCGAAAGCGAAAAAACTAACATCGAGAGCTTCCTAGGCCGCGCTGTCGAGCTCAACGAGACAATCTTTACGGGGCGCGCAGGCGACGTAAAAGATCTAATAGGAAAGATGGGCGCAGGCGCCGATCTCATCCTGAGCGTTCTTGGTTCTAGTGCCGGTGCCCGGCTTCAAAAATTGATGCCGGGGGAAGGGGGAACCGGTACCCTGATCGCCTCCGGCCGGGGCGCCAAGGTATTCCGGGAATCTTATAAGGACCTTTTCGAGAAAGCCCCGGCGGTTCTCAAGATGGACATCTTGAAAAAAGCCATGGAAGATCCGCAGTTTATGGCGAAGTTGCTCCGCAAAGGGAAAACCGAAGATGAGAAACAACGCATAGGCGGCGCTCTTGTACAGGCTTTAATCGTGGACGGTTATCTTATGCCTTCGGTACGCAGGCCGTTCCTTTATGGCGCGATTTCCGCGGCGGGCGAGTCTGAGGTGGACATCAGCCCCGTCTCTGAAGCGGCTGCCGCCGAGATGCCCCCCGTGGCCATCCCACAACAGCGTTCTAGTTTGGCGCCCGTGGCACCGGTTCCCACCCGTGCTGCCCCGGCGCCTGCGCCTAGCACGGTCCAACCACCACCCGCGGCCCCCGGGCCAACACCTTCCGGGCCGGTGGATCGCGCTAGGTTCTTACAAGCCTTCCCGACTGGGCCCGCGGCCGATCTGGCTCGCGAACAGGCTACCCAGCAGGGAATTGGCAGCTTGATGGGGCCGTAACATGGCACTAGCAGACATCTTGGCGATGGGGGCGGCAGCCCTCCCCCGGTACAGCGCCGCGGACCGCGAGAAGCTGAATGTGTATCAGGACCAGCTAAACTCATACCAGTCTCAGATCGATGCTTATAACAAGGACATCGAGACATACAATACGGCTCTGACCGACTGGAAGAAGGACTACGATCCGTGGCTTGAAAAGGCAGAGGCATATAACAAAGCGGTCGCGGCTTGGAATGCGGGACCCCGCACAAGCAGCTATTCGGGCCCGGCTAACCCGGGGTCATGGACCGGCGCCGACGCTCCAACAGCGCCGAAAGCCCTTTCCTTCACCGAGGAAGAGGTCAAGGCTTACGACGCTGAAGCACAGGCCTATCGGGATGCGGCTAAGGAACGCGGTATTGCCGCGTCTGATGCGTTGCGCACGGCCTATTCAGTGTTCGGAGCCCCCTCTCAGTCGATTGCGTATGGGGTTCCCGGCGGCGGCACGAACATCGAGTTTAGCTTTTCGGGGGCTGCGTTCGCCCAAGGCGGCGTGGTCCCGCCGATAAACCAAGGCATCGGCAGCATCTTCGGGCAATTTTAAGACAGCCATTCTCGCGTTTCTTCGCGCAAAACCTGCCCCGCAATGTCGATCTTGTCCCGCAAAGCCTCAATGATCTTCTCATCGACCGTGCCGGGAGATACGAGATCTATATAAGTCACCTTGTTTGTCTGCCCTATGCGGTGCGCCCGGTCTTCGGATTGAAGCCGTATCTCCAAATCGTAACTGTTGCTATAATAGATCACCGTCGTGGCGGCGGTTAACGTGATGCCGTAGCCGCCGGTTCGGGGCTGACCCACGAAAAAACGAAGAGGGTTGTCAGGGTCTTGGAACCGCTCGACCACCTCTTGCCGCTCATCCTGTGGGGTGTCCCCGTAATAGGTTGCGACCGCCTCGGGCCCGAAGCGGTCGCGCAGGGCTGAGGCTATCTGTTGGATGTCATGGGTATACGACGCCCAAATGATGGCCTTTCCCTGAAGCTCGTCGGTAATGTCCAGCAACGCATCCATTCGGTTGCTGGACAACTCCTGTATATCGCCCTCATCCGGCTGTAGAAAGCCGCACACGATCTGATGCAGGCGCATGATCTGCGTCAAAACGCTCGATGTTGTGGCAAGCTCGCCGTTATCCAGACGGGCCAAGGCGAGCTTTTTCATCTGCTTATAGAGCTGCGCCTGTTCCGGCGTCAGGTCCACCTCGCGGCGCATATACACCTTGTCCGGCAGATCCAAGCAATCCCGCTTCAGGATGCGGCTGCTAAACTTGTCTAATCGGTCGGATAACTCGTCCAAGCGCCGATACCCGACGATCTGGTTAAAACTGCGATGCCCCATAACGCGCTTTTGGACATTGGCGTAACGCGCCTGAAATGCAAAATAGCTGTTAAAACCCAAAGCTTTATCGGTCAGGAACGCGCACTGGCTGAACAGATCCATCGGGCTTTTGGTGATGGGGGAACCCGTCAGGATGCGCCGGTAACAAGTCTTGCCGTTCAGCGCAATGATGTTGCGTGTTCTCGCCGCCTTGCGATTCTTGATCGTCGTGCTCTCGTCCACGATCATCATGTTCTCAGGGTTGTATCGCAGAAAATCATCCGCGGCCCGCAGCCCACGAGGCGTACTGAGGGCTTCAACGTTCATGACGAAAATCTTGAGGCCGTCAAAAGGCGTCTTGGTAAACACCTCTAGCTGTTGCTCGAACTTCTGCGTCTTGGCCGCCACCCACCTCAATATAAAGTGGTTGATCCGCGCAGGCAGGTGCGTCGGTATCTCGGACTTCGACCAGTTGTCGTAAACGCCCTTGGGCGCAACCACCAAGACGGCGTTAATGCGTCCCGCCTCGTAAAGCACCGCCATGTTGTCGATGGCAACCTTCGTCTTACCGGTGCCCATCTCCATGAAGAGCGCGTAATAGTCCGCGGCCCACGAATCTTTGAGCACAGAAAGCTGGTGCGCATATGGCTCTGTTTGAAATTTGTATTTATTCATCTGAAACCCCTTGACATGAGGAACATATAAGATAATATCCGTAATTGTCAAGGCCCAAACGGTGCCTTTAACCACGAAAGAGGAAGAGATGAACGACGATCTTACTAGCATGATGGAGGCGGACTTCGAACAGTCTGTGGCCTCCTCAGTCGAAAAGGTAGACCAGCAAGGGCTGAAATCAGTCGCGGCGCTGGCCCGAGAGATCAGAAACAAAGAAGCGCGGATCGCGGAACTTGAGGATAGCCTCAAGGAGGAGAAGAAGTCACTCTTAAAGTTGACTGACGAAGAGATGCCTGCGACATTGGCGGAAATCGGTATCTCATCTTTTGCACTTGATGATGGTTCAACCGTTGAAGTGCGGCAGACCTACGGGGCGTCAATTCTCGTCGAGAACCGCCCCGCCGCTTATGACTGGCTGCGGGATCACGGTTACGACGACATCATCCGGAACACCATAGCCTGCAATTTTGGCCGTGGTGAAGACGATCAAGCAAGCGCCTTTGCAGCGTTCGCGCAGCAACAGGGCTACGCCCCGGAACAGAAAACGGAAATCCACCCGCAGACCCTTCGGGCGTTCATTCGAGAGCGCGTCGAAGAGGGTGATGAATTTCCGATGGAACTTTTTGGCGCATGGGTTGGCCAGCGCGCTTTTATTAAGAAGGGAAAGTGAACAATGGCTAATAAAGCAGTAGCAAAAGCAGGTAACACAGAGGTAGCAGTTCTCGACATTTCGATGTTCGAGGAAGATGCTGGCCGCGGCATGGAGAACATGGGGCAGGATGATCTTGCGCTACCGTTCCTCAAGGTGCTTTCCGGCAACGACCCGGTTCTGGACGAGAACGAAGAAGCCCGTAAGGGCGACATCTACAACACCGTCACCGGTAAGATTTACAAAGGTAAGGACGGCGTTCGCGTTGTGCCTTGCGCTTACCAGCGCCGGTTCATCCAGTGGGCTCCTCGCGGCAGCGGCACCGGGGCACCCGTGGCAATTTACGAGCCCGGCGACGCTCTGCCGAAGACGGTAAGGTCCAAGGAAGACAATAAGGACTACATCGACGACGGAAGCGGCCAATATATGGAGGAGACGCATCAGCACTTCGTTTATGTCTTGAACGAAGACGGCGGTGCGGAGACGGCCTTGATTGCGATGAAGTCAACGCAGCTCAAGAAAAGTCGTAAGTGGAATAGCATGATGGCATCGCGCTCAATGCAGGGTAAAAACGGCCCGTTCACGCCGCCGCGTTTTTCCCACATCTACCACCTCAGAACCGTCATGGAAGAAAACTCCAAAGGGTCTTGGCATGGCTGGGAGATGAGTGTCGAGGGCCCGGTAACGGATGTTGCCCTCTACGGTCGGGCCAAGGCATTTGCCGACAGCATTAGCGCGGGCAACGTCTTGGTCAAGCATGCCGGAGAAGAGAACGACGACATCGGTGACGTTCCGTTCTGATCGTTGCCATCGGCGGGGCTAATTCTGGCCCCGCCGTCTCTCCCGCATGAGGCCAAGAATGTCTGTAGATAAATTCATGGCCATCTTCGATGGCCTGCAAGAAGCCTATGGCTACTTCAAAATTGAGAAAACGAGTGCCTCCGGCAAGAACGTCGGCAAGGCAGGCGTCGTGCGCGAACCACGGACCCATAAGCTGTGGGAGAACCATTTAGCGGGCAACGGCGTCGGCTTGGGAATTATACCGATCAACGAAGACAATATGTGCAAGTGGGGCTGCATCGACATCGACCAGTACCCCTTGGACCACAAGATCCTCGTTGAAAAGATACGGCGCATGGAACTTCCGCTGGTTGTCTGTCGGTCTAAGTCTGGCGGCGCACACTGCTTTCTGTTTACGACCGACTGGGTTGAAGCGAAGGACATGCAGAAAGCCCTGCAATGTGTGGCCGCGGCCATCGGTTATGGCGAAAGCGAGATATTCCCCAAGCAGGTAAAACTTAGGCTCGAACGGGGCGATGTCGGTAACTTCTTGAATTTGCCGTATTACAACGCCGAGGAGGGGCTCCGTTACGCCTTCCTCGATGACGGGACGTCCGCCACACTTGATGAGTTCATCGAGTTACACGCGAAGCACGCCCAGACCAAGGAGCAGGTCATAAAGCTCCAGATTGTCGATACAGGAGATAGGAAGCTTTTAGAAGACGGTCCGCCGTGCCTACAAATCCTGTGCAAGCAAAAGATCAGTGAGGGCGGCCGCAACAACGGGCTGTTTAATCTTGGCGTGTATTTGCGCAAGGCGTATCCGGAGACTTGGGAATCCGAGATCCTGCGTTACAACATGGAGCACCTAGTACCACCGCTGCCTCTCAACGAGGTCAATGTTGTGGCGAAGCAGTTGGATAGAAAGGATTATGCCTTCAAGTGCAGCGATGCGCCCATCAACGCCCACTGCAACAAAGAGCTCTGCCGCACTCGTAAGTTCGGCATCGGAGCTGCGGTCGCCGGGGCTTCTGTCGCCAACCTACGTAAATACGATTCTACGCCGCCGGTCTGGTTCATGGACGTGAACGGTGAGCCGCTAGAGCTAGACACCGACGCGCTACTGGAACAAAGGACGTTCCAAAGGGCTTGCCTAGAGCAGCTAAACTTTATGCCGCGGTCCTTGTCAAAGCAGCAGTGGGAAGGACGCATCGCCGCTCTTATGACGGAAATGCGCGAGAACGAGAGCGCCATCATAGAGGTGGCCCAAGACGCCAGTATCAGTGGTCAGTTCTACGACTACCTCGAAGAGTTCTGCCGTCACCTACAGCAGGCGCAGGACAGGGAAGAAATCTTGCTCCGCCGCCCGTGGACCGACGAGGAGAACAACGCTACCTACTTCAGGCTCAAGGATTTCGAGGCCTTCCTGCGTAAGAACAAGTTCTTCGAATACAAGTCGCACAAGATCGCCCAACGACTACGCGACATAAACGGCGAAAGCCTCCTGTTGAAAATCAGGGGACGCCCGGTCCGCGTGTGGAAGATACCCTCGTTTGAAGCGTCGGACATTGAACTAGAGCCGCCGCAGTTTGGCTCACAAGAGGATGTTCCGTTTTGAGTATTACAGACATGTCGCGCCGAAACGAAACCATTTACCGTCTTTGGGCCGTTAATAAGATGACCATGGCCGCAATCGGCCGTCGCTACTCACTGTCGAGAGAGCGCGTCCGCCAGATCATCCGCATGATGGAGAAGTAGTTGTTCCGGATATTTGGACCGCCGGGGACCGGTAAAACCACCACCCTGCTTAACATGGTTGACGAGGCGCTGAACGCTGGCACTCCGCCAGAGCGCATCGCTTTCCTCGCCTTTACGCGGAAGGCCGCCAACGAGGCCAAAGAAAGAGCCTGCGTCAGGTTCTCGCTCGACCCAAAGAAAGACCTGTTCTATTTCAGGACTCTGCACAGCCTCGCCCTCAACCTGACGGACATCAAGACTGACCAGATCATGCGGGTGGAGAACTACCGGGAACTGAGCGAAGTAATAAAAATCAACGTCGGTATCACACAGAACGTAGCCATCGATGATGACCTTCCCTCAATGGTGAACAACAATGATCCGATCTTGGGCCTGATAAACTTAGCCCGCCTACGCAAGGTACCGCTCCGTGAGCAGTACAACGAAAGCTCTATCTCTGAGAGCTGGACGACCGTTAACTACGTCGATAAGAGCCTGCGGGAATACAAGAAGGCGATGAACCTGTACGACTTCACAGACATGCTGGAGCAGTTTGTGGCGCAGGCGCATCTGTGCTGCCCACACTTCGACCTCGTTTTCCTAGACGAGGCCCAAGACCTTAGCCCTCTACAGTGGGACATCGCGCATATCCTAGACGAACATTCCAACCGCATGTATTGCGCCGGGGACGACGACCAAGCTATCTACCGCTGGGCAGGTGCGGACGTAGATCACTTCATCAACCTACCGGGTGGGGCCGAAACCCTATCCCAGTCCTACCGCGTCCCGAAATCAGTCCATTATCTAGCAGAGGGCGTCGTAAATCGTATCCGCCGGAGGTTCCCCAAACGCTACGAACCGAGAGATACCCCCGGAAAAATTGCTCGCATCTACGGCATTGATGAACTCGACATGTCCCGCGGCTCTTGGCTCATCCTCAGTCAGGCCGGGTATATGCTCCAGCCCATCGCTTCAGAACTCAGGTCGAACGGATACCTATTCAACTACCGCGGCTCACGGTCCATCAGCGAAAAAGTAAGCGATGCCGTAAACGGCTGGGAGAAACTCCGCAAGGGACAAGAGATCGAGGCCCGCGTCGCGCGGATCATCTACAGCTACATGTCAACGGGTACCCACGTAGCGCGAGGCTTCAAGAAGCTGCCCGGTCTCGAAGACACAGACTTCGTGGACATGGAAGCCTTGGTCATGAACCACGGCCTGCTGGTCGATACCAGCCAGATCTGGTCAGAAGCCATGGACAAGCTGCCCGAAACGGACCGGGCCTACGTCACGGCGCTTTTGCGCCGCGGAGAGAAGTTCAACGGCGTGCCCCGTATCACGGCGTCCACGATCCACGGAGCCAAGGGCGGTGAGGCGGACAACGTCGTGTTGTTCACGGCCCTCAGCCCAGCGGCGGACATGTCGATGCAATCAAATCCTGACGATATGCATCGTGTGTTCTATGTTGGAGTCACACGGACCAAAGAAAATCTTTACTTGGTAGAGCCTGAAGATGCGACAAGGAGTTACGAGCTGTGAATAAAAAGATTACAATACAAGAGTTTGACGAGATGCGGCAGACGCTATTCGGCAACGTTGTGATACATCCGAGCGTCCCTGATGACCTAGTCCCATGCGCCAAATTTGTGTGGGACGCAGATTTAAAAGAAATGGTCTTTGACGGCTTCGCAAACTTTGATGGGGGTCGCCGGAATGCAGAGAAGTGAAATTCTAAAAAGCGCGGAGGCTTTAATCAACGGTGACCGCGCGAAGGATTATGGGGATGCTTACGAAAATCACCGCCGCATTGCGGTGGGATGGGATTTGATAGCCAAGGCCGCGATTGAAAAGCATGGAGAAATCTGCCCATCCCATGTCGCGCTTATGATGGACTGGGTGAAGACCGCCCGCCTTCTTCAGTCCATAGATCACGAGGACTCGTGGATTGACAAAGCTGGGTATAGCGCATTGGGCGGAGAGATGTCTCCAAAAGATGCCACGATTGGGAGTAAGTAATTGTCTCTACAGATGACATTTTTCACGCCGAAAAGCGAGTGGATACCGCCGCTCGAACTTCCCGACATCACGTCCGCGACAAAAATCGCCATAGACGTCGAAACGCGCGACCCGGACCTGCGCAAGAACGGTCCGGGTTGGGCTACGGGAAACGGCGAGGTTGTGGGGTACGCTATCGCAGTTGACGGCTGGTCTTGTTACATCCCGATCCGCCACGCCGGGGGCGGTAATCTCGACGAGAAAGTCGTCAACCGTTGGCTAAAGAAGGTCTTCGAGTGTCCGGCTGACAAGATCATGCACAACGCGCAGTACGACGCGGGCTGGATCAAACGTATGGGCTTTCAGCTCAACGGCCGCATCATCGACACGATGCTGATAGCCGCGCTTATAAATGAGAACCGCTTTAGCTATAGCTTGAATGCGCTGTCATACGATTATCTGAACCGCACCAAATCTCAGAAGACGCTAGAGCAGGCCGCTCGCGAGTTTGGTATCGACCCAAAAGCTGAACTCTGGAAGATGCCAGCTATGTATGTCGGTCCATACGCAGAGGCCGACGCTGAACTTGCACTCGAACTCTGGAATTTCTTCTCTACCGAACTTACCAAAGAAGATTTGTGGCCCATTGCTAACCTTGAACTCGACCTGCTCCCATATCTTATCGAAATGACTTGGCGTGGCGTTCGGGTTGACACGGACCGGGTGGAGCGAACGAGGGATAACCTTCTCAAGCGGGAACGGGACGTTCTTAAAGAGATTAAGAAGATCGCGGGCTCCGACATTGAAATCTGGGCGGCTAAATCTATCGCGAAGGCTTTCGATCACCTCAGCATCGACTATCCAAAGACCGAAAAGGGCGCACCAAGCTTCACCAAAATGTTCTTGCAGGAGCACGAGCACCCGCTCGCTAAGTGCATTGTTGAAGCACGGAATCTGAACAAAACATCCGGCACCTTCATCAACACGATCATGAAGCACTGCCACCGTGATGGCCGAATACATTCCCATATCAATCAAATCCGATCTGACGACGGCGGAACCGTCTCCGGCCGCATCTCAATGTCCAACCCTAACCTTCAACAGATCCCGGCCCGCGATCCTGAACTAGGGCCGATGATCCGCAGTCTATTCCTGCCGGAAGAGGGAGATCAGTGGGCGTCCATAGACTTCTCGCAGCAGGAACCGCGGATCTTGGTCCATTATGCGCATGTGTATGGGCAAATGCGAAAAGTTCCTTTGCGCGGGGCGGACGAATTTGTGGCCGCCTACAACGAAGATCCTAAGACCGACTTCCACGACATGGTCGCTGAGATGGCAAACATCCCTAGGAAGCAAGCTAAGACGATTAATCTTGGCATGATGTACGGGATGGGCGTCGGAAAGCTTTCGGAACAGCTCGACATTCCGCTCGACGAGGCCAAGAGTCTGATTAAGCAATATCACGACCGCGTACCGTTTGTTAAAGGGCTAATGGTTGGAGTAATGAACCACCTGAACGACAAGTCCTCATCCGGCTCCCTGCGGTCCTTGCTCGGGCGCAAATGCCGGTTCGATTTGTGGGAGCCTGACACCTTCGCCATGAATAAGGCGTTGCCCTTCAAGGAGGCCATCGACACCTACGGGACGACGACCCGTCTCAAAAGAGCCTTTACCTATAAGGCTTTGAATCGTCTGATTCAGGCTTCCGCGGCGGACATGACGAAAAAGGCCATGGTTGATCTCTGTAAGGCAGGACATCTGCCGATGATCCAGATACATGACGAGATGGCCATGTCCGTTAAAGACGTTGACGAAGCTCGAAAAATCGCTGAAATTATGGAGTCAGCGGCGCCTATTGTAGTTCCCAATAAATGTGACATTGAGATCGGTCCATCTTGGGGAGAAGCCCGCTGATTGTTCACGAAGCCTCCCTTGTACTTTCCCCGCCTTCGGGCGGGGTTTTTTCTTGCGTGCTACGATATTCTCGTATATGATCTCACATCACGGGGGCCGAGGAGAATGAATATGGACACAACGAAGTGGAAATCTGTCCTTGTCCCCCGCGAGGTGTACGAGGAGATCAAGGGGATGGCTAAATCCGAAGGCCGGACAATCAGCGGCCAGCTCCGCCTCGTATTCGAGTGGTACAAGAGCGTAGCTAGGGACACCGACGGGTCAAAAACCTGACATCGACGCACGATTATTGCTTGATTATCGCATATGTTCGTGTATGATGGCGACAGCGCTGGGGTTGTAGGAAACCTAGTGCTCTCCGTGGTTGAAGCCCCCGGTTCGGTTGCCCCCGTACCGGGGGTTTCTTATTGAGGGAAAGATGGAAAACAAACCAGAAAAAGTCTTTGTGGACGGCCTTATCGCCAAGAAACCGCGCGACGCGGCCCCTACATGGGTGAAGTGCGACCTGAGCATCAAGCGACAGGAACTGATCGACTGGCTGGAAAAGCAAACCGGCGAGTGGGTTAACGTACAAGTTTGTGAAGCAAGGAGTGGAAAATGGTACACGGAGGTGAACACATGGAAACCAAAGAACGAGTCATAGATCTGCCTTGGCGCGATGCCGTGGCAGTCATCAATGCGGCAGTCAACGAGCAAATGACGGACATAGAAAATGATGGTAGTCTAGAGCCTGAAGACAAAAAGCATAAGGTTAAGGCTCTTGAGAAAGCTTGGCAAAGAATCCTCATCGGATGAGGCCGCGAAGGCGACGGAGGATTTCTTTCACGCCATGGAGCGGACTGCCGAGCTCGTCGCTGACTTAGACGAAATCGGGCTGGATAGGGGCGCTGCCTTGGGCGGCGCCCTTACTCATCTGTTGACCCACCTCATCGCCGTTTCGCCGGATACCCAGACGGCCATGGGAATGCTGTCGTCCTGCATATCAAATGCAGCCTTCAATGCGTACAGCGCGGACATATCGTCCCATCCCGGCACATCCTCCCTACAATAGCGCTTGACATAATCCTATAACCTCTCATATCCTACCTTCGTCACCAACGACGGAGATAGAAATGAGCGACTACAGGATTTCTTTCATATACCAAGATTCAAACAAAGACTGGTGGTTTGCCGTCGCCCGAAAGGGAGACGAAGCTTCAGACCGTAAGTCATGGTTCGACAACCTGATCTACGCGGGCCCCTGCCTGACCCGCGAGGACGCCGAAAACTGTGCCGACCTTTTCCAGAATACCGGATATGGCGCAGAAGAAATTGGTCCGGGAGGTTTCTTAGCGCCCCCACCCGAACGCTTGCAGTTTAATACTCTCGCGTTGAAACCGGAGACCGCATACCTTCCGGGACTAGAACACTTATTTAACCAACCAGACGGAGAAAACAAATGACGAAGGAGCAAAACCTAAAACAAATGGCAGACAACCTGACCGTCTTGTTTCCGAAAAAACTACTCAACATCAATGAAACGGCCGCCGCAGCCGGTATCTCACGTAATACGGTGTACCGGCGCGTGGAGAAAGGGACATTCCCCGCCCCACGTAAGGTCAAAAGCCCGCATGTCCGCGGCCCACGGATCGTGAACAGATGGAGCACGGATGAGATCATGAACTGGAAAATCAAGGAACAGGTGTACTACCAAAAGCTGGAAGAGGAAGCCATGAAGTCTGGTAGAAATTCCCATATTGACCCAACAGTACCTGATGCTGAATACTACCAAGAAGACACACAACCTAAACGGAGGATAAATCACATGTTCGTCACTGCTGCTATCGTCGGAGCCATCTGCGGTATCCTTTGGGGTATCGGTCATTGATGATAACCGCGATCACGTGCCTCGCCATGGCGGTCTACTACGAAGCTCGCGGAGAGCCCGTCGTAGCACAGCTCGCCGTGGCCGAGGTCGTGGTCAACCGCGTCGTGAGCCCCGTGTTCCCCAACAATGTCTGCGACGTTGTAAAGGAGGACCGCGGCCCACGGCGCTGGGACTGCCAGTTCTCATTCTGGTGCGACGGCAAGCCCGAAAGGCCCAAAGAAATCGAAGCGTGGTCCACGGCCCGCGATATCGCAGAAATGGCACTCAGCGGCGTTCGCGTCGGCCACAACGCCACCCATTACCACTCGACCTCGGTTAAACCGAAATGGGCAAAGAATATGACACCTGTCGCCACATTTGGTTCTCATATATTCTACGTGGATAAACCGCGGCCCACGGCCCCCGTGCCAAAGTTCAAACCACCATATTTTTCGATAAAGAAATAGGGGCCGCTATGCAGCCGGAGTATAAAGAATGCCCCGAGTGCGGGGGAACCGGTCGTCTCGAATACGACAAGCCCGTCGTCGATTGGAATAACGGTGGTTTCATTGACTCAGAATGGGGCGATTGTTACGTCTGCGACGGAGCCGGAGAAATCGAAATCAAATATGAAGAAGAGTAATTAAATGAAGCCGTGGAAAGTTATTGCTAAACGATCCCCAGAAACCCTTCACATGTGGGTTCTCACGTCCGATGACCAAAACCGCTCAGAGTTCCATCGCAACAAAGTCCTGAAAGGCTACGTCGCCGATGCCTTGAACGACAAAATTTGGCTCGTGCACCGCCGCGTAGGGGAAAAAGGCGAGAACCGCTGGGAGCTGATCTGGAAGCCACGGCGCAGGAAAGGATCATGAAAGCCCTCGCGCATCGGTAGCAAGAACTGCTAACCCACAAGGACAGGAAGTGAAGAGGGAATGAGATGACAGTTACCGCATGGTGGTTTTCCGAAGGGAACACGCTTCCGCACGGCGACATGCGACGAGTTGCGCTCGGTAAGACGCACAAAATCAAGGGCGAAGTCGTCCCTTGCGAGAACGGCCTGCACGCCAGCGTGCGCGCCATCGACGCGCTTTCGTATGCGCCCGGAAACATCGTCTGGCGGGTGGAATGCGGCGGAACCGTCGTTCAGGAGAATGACAAACTGGCCTGTTCCGAACGCACCTACATCTCGGGCGGAATCGACGTTTCCGACACACTGCGGAAATTCGCCCGCATGTGCGCGCTCGACGTCGTCCACCTGTGGGATGCGCCGGAAATCGTCGTTCAGTATTTGAAAACCGGCGATGAAAGCATCCGGGATGCCGCATGGGATGCCGTAGGGGCTGCCGAACGGGATGCCGTAGGGGCTGCCGAACGGGAT